GACTATCAAAACGTGCCGATGCCTGGTGCGCCTGAGTTCGTCAAAGAGTATACCGAAAACCCTGACGCCGACTTCCATTCGATGGTTGCAGAGATGGCTGACATCCCCAGAAAACAGGCCAAAACCCTGAATTTGGGCTTGATGTATGGCATGGGGGTTAAGAAGATGTGCGTGGAGCTGGGCATGGATGAGGAGTCTGCGAAAAGTCTGATAGACCAATACCATAGCCGTGTACCCTTTGTTAAAATGCTGACCAAGGGCGTGCAAAAGAAACTGGACGACCCCAGATCGAGTGGGAGCATACGCTCCCTGAAAGGTAGAAAGTGCCGCTTTGATCTCTGGGAACCGGCCACGTTTGAAATGCACAAGGCATTGCCTCGGGAAGAAGCCATCGCGGCCCATGGACCCACGACACGGCTCAAGAGAGCGTTCACCTACCGCGCACTGAACCGGTTGGTGCAAGCCTCGGCAGCGGATCAGGTCAAGGCAGCAATGCTGGCGGTGTACCAAGCTGGATACACGCCCATGCTTCAAGTACACGACGAGTTGGCTTTCTCGGTAGACACGCTTGAAGAAGCCAAAAAGCTAGAACAGATAATGATCAATGCCATCGAACTGGTGGTTCCATCAAAATGCGACATCGACCTCGGCCCAAGCTGGGGAGAGGCGAAGGAGGTAAAATGAGCACAACCGGATATGCCGCCCCTCTGGACCAACAAACCCTACAAATGGCCTGTAAATATTCCATCATGGCCTACGAAGACGAAATCCCCAACGCAGTCAAGATCGAATCCAAATGGACCTCCACCACCGCTTATTACATCAAGGGCACAGAAAAAACCCCTGACATTCTAGCGTTTCGAGGAACCGCTCAAGGTATCGATTGGGTTACCGACGCCCTCGTGATTCCCGTCCCGTTTGCAGGACGCCTATGTCACGGCGGCTTCACGCTCGCTTTCCTGTCGGTGTGGGGCAAGATCAAAAAACAGTTGCGCATGGACCATCCCCTATTGATCTGCGGCCACTCCCTCGGTGGAGCGTTGGCAGAACTGGCAGCGTCCAAACTGCACAAGAAGCATAAACGAGCGTCGCTCTGCACGTTTGGCAAGCCCAACACGTTCTTCAAAGGTTTTAAACGGCCTATGAAACTTACCAGGCAGGTATCCTGTGTCTCGGGTAGCGACATCGTCGCCCGTATCCCACGGTTCTGCTACGGCCCTAGCGTCAGCCAGACCATCCTGTACTTTGCTAACGACGGCAAAGACCACGTCGATCCCCCTGCGGAACTTAAACGTGATGACTTTATGGCGGCAAAGAAAGACGCGATCTCGGATCACTTCATGGAGGGTTACCAGAAACGCCTCACGGCTTATCTCAATCCTCCCAAAAAATCCAAAAAACGAGGAAAGAAAAATGCTTAGACCTTTATTGTTAGTAGGTATCGTGGCGCTGCAAGGCTGCGCTGTGTCGGAAGAAGCTATAAAAAACAAGGAGTTATACTGCTCTGGGGTGTACAAGGGCATCCGCGCTGTCGGACGGGTAGCTACCGAAGTCACCACAGGGGTGTCAGTCCCCGATATATGCGATACTATAGATACCATCACGGAGGAAAGCACCGAGGGAAAGTCGTAACGAACCTCGAAGCTTTAATCAAACTTTGGTTATTGTTCTATGAAACTTAGCGGATTACTCAAGACCCTTGCACCAACGATCACCAAGACGATTGCGTCCAGCAATCCGGTGGCCGGTATGGCGGTCAAGATACTGGCTGACAAGCTAGGCATCGATGAGAAGAACCCTGCAAAGATCGAGAAGTTTCTGGAAAAGAACCCAGAGCGGGTAGCCGAGGTTAAAGAAGCAGATCGAGAGTTCGAGGATAAGATCCGCGAGATGGAGATCGACCTAGAAGCTTTTCAAACGGAAGCGCAAGACGCAAAGGACGCACGGCGGCACTTTAGTAAGGACCGAACAAGTAAAGCTTTTGCCTTGATTTCTTTGATAGGATTCTTAATATATTGCTTCTTTGTCACTTTAATGGGAGCAGATGTTGATGCTGCTACTACTAACCTGGTTATTGGCTACCTCGGAGGTCTCGTATCCTCCGCAGCCTCCAGTTTCTACGGATCAAGTAGCAGTGTTAGAAAATAAAATGGATAAATTAATCGAAACACTCAAGCGCCACGAGGGCGTCAAATCTCGCGCCTATCAAGATCCCATGGGAACATGGCACATCGGTGTTGGACGTAACATCCATCCCGAGGGCTCTCATCAGGGCGTTGGTCTCAGTGATGAAGAGATCGACTATATGCTCTCTAACGACATTGTGCGCACGATCAAAGAGCTAACCGAAGAATACCCGTGGTTCAGGACCCTTGACGACGGCGCACGTCGTGACGGAATCATCAATATGCATTTCAATCTGGGCCGATACCGCTTTGCCAAGTTCGTCAAAGCCATAGGCCATATGGAAGAAGAAAACTACGATGCTGCCGCTGCCGAGTTTCTTGACTCGCTGTGGGCTAAACAAGTCAAAGGTCGTAGCCTGGAAGTCACGGACATGATTAAGACGAATACCTATGTCTGATGATCCGTATATCTTTCAGTGCACGATCCTCAAAATAATCGATGGAGATACGGTCGATGTGGATGTGGATCTGGGCTGGAATATTTCTGTTACTAATCAGCGTATTAGGCTCTACGGGGTGGATTGTCCGGAGTCTCGCACTAGAGATCTGGAAGAAAAGAAATACGGATTGGCGGCAAAGACATTTGTCCAAGAGTTCCTTAAAGTAGGTTCTGTCGCTACGCTGCGAACCTTAGAGAAGGGCAAGTACGGCAGGTATCTGGGAGACTTCAAAGTGTATGACAAGTGGCTCTGCTCAGAGCTGATTGCCCACCACCACGCCGTCGAATACTTCGGTCAAAGCAAGTCGGCCATCAAGGCTGCTCATCTGGCTAATCGAAAACTGGTTGTTTTGAACTAAAGAGTCCGATAAAATCCGATACAGTAAGGAGGATTTATGGATCAGTCTAAGTGGAAATCAGTCGTCGTGCCTCGGGAAACCTACCACGATATGAAACTCATCGCCCAGATCGAGGGGCGCACCATCTCACGCCAGCTACGCATGATCGTCGATCAGTGGAAAGACGACCACTTGACCGACAACGATCTGCAAAAGCTTGAAACGGAAAAGATTAAACTCGAAGTCGAGTCAGGCGCTCACGCTACTAGCTTTTCGATCTGAGGCCCGTCGCCCACGGTACAACCAATCCCGCACCGTATCGATAGGTATGTTGAGGGTCTGTGAGATCCACGCTACCGACCGCTCCTCGTTGTTCCGAAGATGGATAACGTGATCTACGACTTCCTGTGAATATTTCTTAGCAACCATACACATATTTTACTTGGAAAAAAATGTGATATCAAGCTTGACTACCAGGCTCGGGCGGGTATACTTAGTTCTGTCAAGCCGGTTATTGCGTTCTTGTAATGCAATACCCAAAGAACCAAGTTAGCTCCTTGGTGTTAAGTTGAAAGAAGCTCACTGGGTTCTTATCCCTTTTCTCCAGTGGGCTTTTTTTATGGCAGCTAAAAAAGATAAGAAGTGGATTCAAAAGGCAATCAAGAAACCTGGTGCGCTGCGCAAAGCCGCTGGCGTCAAAGCAGGTGAAAAGATCCCCGCCAAAAAATTAACTAAACTTGCCAAGAAGAAAGGCGTGACCGGCCAACGAGCCCGTCTCGCCAAGACGCTTGGTAAAATGCGGAAAAAGAAGTAACCACCCCGAGCAAGGGCATTTAGTCATTCCCTTTCTCCATGGTTCGCCCTGCTCCATGGCTCACCAATCAGGGCATAACTTCCCTTACACATATAACTCTGATATGATGTGTTTCACATGAAACATTTTTAAAGGAGCTATTATGTACATAGGTAAAAACGACGGGGTATGCCCCATCTCTCAAGCCGAGATCGACCGCGATCTCAACGAAAGCCGCGACCCACAAGTCCACTCAGATCCCGATGCAGCCTACGACGCCGAACAACTACGGCTCACGGTCCAAGACCAAGAGGCCATCTCCAAGATCCTGGTGGAAAACATTCATGCAACCAAAGACTTGCTCGACGCACTGGTCGAGTATGTACGCAAGGCACGCAGGGGTTTGGTATGACACTGGCTATATTAGAGGGGGTAGAGGATAGTTGGCCGGACCAAATGCAAAAACAACTGAGCCATACGTTGCGTGCCGAACGCGAAGTGTCTATTTACATGAGTTTTAATGACACTTCTAACGAACATGGGGGAGTTCCAGATTTCGACATAAAAGTCGAGCAACTTCCGCGTGGGCAAGTGAGGATTACGGTGCAAGAAGTGCAAGAACCGCATTGGAACGAGAAGCGAGAATTGGAACAGCAAGGCTCTCAATATGAAAGCACTTATAAAACCGTTCTTGATGTGACGCTGCAACACCCATGCCCCGCAGAAAGAGTGACAGATTATATGCAAAAAGTAGAACAGGCAGAGTTTGAAGAGAGGTTGGAACAAAAAAGAGAGGAAGTGGTGTGAAGAATAAAACATTGCATCAAAAATTGAGCGAACAACCTCGGCGCACACCCGTTAATAAACAAGCGGCCATGATGTTGCATTCTGGACAGCCTGAGTATGTTAGTGAGTTAGATCCCAATAACACTCATGTTGAAAGCTCAACCTTTATTAAATCATATAGATATGCAGAGTGGCTAAGTTATCACCACCCCAACGCGAGAAAAAGTCTTGCAAAGCGAAGAGATCATTTAGGGTTTACTTTTGGAAAATTAAAAGTTCAAGGTGTATATCTGCCCGATCACAATGAAAACATCCCTAAAGCTAGAAGATATAAAGCTTACACGCCACAAGGTAATAAAATGACTTGCCCTTGCTGTGGACAAACACTCAAATACGCAAACTCAGGCAGAGCAGAGAAACCTAGACCAAAATTAAAGTGGGTGTGTCGATGCGTTTGCGGGAACTACAAGGTTATAACCAGTGTAGAAGCAGATAGGGCATATCGGGAAAAGCTGTCTATGTCTTGTTCTGCTTGCGAGAAGTAGTTACGTTATTCCCTTATATAGAAACCATTTCTGAAAAATATTTTTATTTTTTTTTTAAAATATAGGCGTAACTGGCGTAACCGTGTAACCATCGGGCTGTGGGCCACGGCTCATGGGGCTTGTAGCGGTTACGGCAAGGTTACGTTGGTATACACTAGTCAATACGATGTGGTTAATCGCCAAAATCCGTTAAGGGGGGGTCGAGAGTTTTTTTTATTTTTTTTATTTTCCTCCCTATATACAAAAAGCGAATTTACACATAGAATTCCGTCACATGACTGAAGTAAAGAAAAAGCGTGGTAGACCTAAAGGCTCGGGACTGATTGGAATAAACCGCCTTCTGACCCGAAAGCAAGAGCTGTTTGTCAAAGAACTGGTCAGCAAAGACGGCCAGATTACCAAACGACAAGCCGCGATCAACGCTGGATACCCTGAAGGTTCGGCTCATTCAAAAGCTTATGACCTGACTAATCCAAAGACACACCCCCATGTTTGCCAAGCTATTCGGAAATACCGTCAAGAACTAGACGAAAAATACGGTATTGACTTTAAGCGACATATCCGCGACCTGAAAGTCATTCGAGATAAAGCTCTGGAAGACGGGGCATATTCGGCGGCGACTCAGTGCGAGATTGCTAGAGGTCGAGCGCATGGTGATATCTATGTGACCAAGTCTGAGATCCGGCACGGATCGATAGATCAGATGGACCGAGAACAAGTGATGAAAGCTTTGGAGGAACTCAAAACTGAATTTGGAACTTCCATGGGAAA